ATCAGGCCGAACAGCACGGTACTGGTGATCTTTGCCGTGCTTTCGGTAATGGTTTTCAGGCCCATCCAGACAGAGCTGCTGGCAACGGCTGTTTCCTGTGTGTCGTCCCTGTAGTTACTCATTGATTACCCCTATGAAATGGTGGGCGCTTTTGTGGTCGGCAAGCTCGGTGTGGCCCCATTTGCTGCGTCGACCGTTCTTATCCTTCTCGGAACAGCTGGCGTACTCGGCATTGCCAATTGTTATATTTACCGCGTCTCGGTAGAAATACAGCGGAGAGCCGCCGGCATCGACGGGCGAAAAATCGTAATAGAACCGGTCAGGTTTTCGCTTGTGCATCCTCTTTGAGCCGGCCAGTGTGTAGCTGATACTGACTCGTCCCGACGATTCACCGTCAAATTCTTCCCGCTTTGAGTAAGGGGAAAACGCCGGCGACTCGCCACCAATGACTACGCCATTGGCATTGTGTACTCCCGACTCCCTGGAGGTGTAAGGCCCGCAAATGCCGGTTACGTCCATGGTGCTGCCGCCAAGCCCCAGCCAGTCACCGCTGGTTGCAAATCCAGTAGGGTCATTCTCGGGACTGGAATTCATCGTATCGACGTAAACCGGAGTGCCTTCTTCAGGGTATGGCTCGCCTTTGTTGCCGTTTCCGGTAGTTCCCATGTAGTGAAATATGCTGTCATGCGTCCATAATTGGTAAGAGGTGGAGTCGCCAACCGCGCCGCGACTGGTTGCCTCGGTCTTGTATCGGCCCGTTGTGCCCTCGTTGTACGGGTAAAGAATGCAGTCTCGATTAAATGCCGGAACACACACGGCGCAATCAAGGCCAAAACCCTCGGTATTTTCTACCTTGGTTAGATGCTGGTAAAACCTGGCCCGACTCACGCTGCCTACCCGAAACAAAAGGCCAGGTGTTCTGTAAGCTGGGTTGCTGTAGCCGAGGTCAGTGCCAACGATGTTCGTGTGGGTCGATACGGGCGGTGCGGCCTGCCGGTCGTCAAACGAGGACGTGTAGAAATACCCCATTAACCCGGATGCTCCGGTAGTGACCGTCTTTTCCCACTGCCCGACAATCATGTGCTGGGTGAACGTGCTCTTTTCTTCCCGGTGAAACTCCCGGTCATCAATGAAATACTTTATGACCTGTAACGCATCATCGACATAGCAGCCGAACACAATGGTGTCGCACCGCACGGAAGGCCCGCGATAGTCCGGCGAAATCATGACAAAGGATTCGCAGCCCTTACCGCTCAGCTCGGGAAACTTTAGCCGGCCCATGGATTTCGGGTACATCCATAAACCCCAATAGACTGGCCCCTGACCGACGCGGTTAACGCTGCCGTTGTGGATTGCAATCGGCTCCATTTCCAGATTATCCCAATAGTCCACGCTATCGGTACTGCCCTGGGCCATAAGCGACGTGATTTCAGCAATGGTGTGACGACGAATCTTGTATTTTATGGCCAGCTCTCGGGCCTTATTGGCGGTCAGCTGGCGATAGATATTGGACAGGTAGGCATCGACTTCCTGAGCTTGCTTTCGATCCTCAAACGCCCATTCAAGTGGTATCCGGCCCTGATTCTTTGCCGCCGCCATCTGGATCTTCATCTTGTACGCAAGGCCTTGTTTCAGGCCCCTTCCGTCCGTTGTCCAGCAGGTATTGAACCCCTCGGTACCCTTGCTATTAAAGGCCCAGCCGCTTGCCGTGTAATAGGCATGGTGGTCGTGAAAGTCGCCTGTCTCACAGACTTTTATAATCACGCCCGCCCTGCGCCACGCCTCAAAGCCGACCGCTTCCTCTGGAAAGCTCTCGCCAGTCGGTAGCCCGCCAAAGCGATCCAGTAGCAACTCCAATTCCTCGTCGCCCATATCCTGAACGTAACGCCGGAAAGCCTCTGTCGTGCTGGCCGGCACAAGCGGCAACGGCATGGCGTAAACACCACGGCGGTCTATTTGCAGCAGCCACGGCTTATTAGCGCTGTCAAAGGAAACGGCATGGCACTTATTGAATTTATAGTCACACCGAAACTGCCCCTTCTCGTCCGGAAAGCCGGTGTACCCTGGCAATCGCACGTTGATTAGATCCGTGCGGATTTCGGCCATGTACCGCTCTGGCACAATCATGCGGGCGCGCTCTATATCGTTGTCCTCCGGAAGCTCGTCAAATTTCTGCCTGCCGTAGCCGCCAACAACCTGCATTACTTCGGACATTGCCCCGCTGTACCACGTTGGGCGCTGCTTGGCGTATTGCGTGAAGGTGTAGATTCCCGATATTTCAGGCTCAAAGTATTTGAAATCGCGGTGATACTTGATTTTGAATCGCTGCAAATCCACTTCTTTTTCAGGAAGGTTTTCATCTTCATAGCCGGCCAGTCGTCGCTGGGCCTGATTGGTCAGCTTGATCTTTACGCCCTCATCCTCCTTTACCATGTCACGGGTAATGACGCCGGAGAACAGCATGGGCAGATTAGTCTCGGCCAGGCCTTCAAACTGGTAGCGCTCGGCCTCGTAGGGCTCAAGAATGATAACGCGCAGAGTCCCGCCCGCAGCTAAGGCAATAGCCTGCCGCCCACTTGGCAGAGTCCTGACGCGCTTCAAGGTGTCCAGATCGGACAGGCCCTTAAAGTTGGTCAGGCCTCTAACCAGTGCCTCGACTTCTATGGCATCAGCTTCGGTCAGCTCCGTTTCACCGGAGAATCGACCGTGCGGGCGAGGTTGGTGCATAGTTAGACCGTCAGGCTAAGCCGATAGCCAACCTCATAGGTATCGCCGTCCTGAAACACCCGAGCAGCAGCGTACTTGGTCGCTGAAATCAGTACGTCGGTGGTGCCGCCCTTGGTGCTGTTGGTCAGAAGTGCCGCGCCGGTCACGTTCAGTTGCGAGCTTGTCGCCATGGTCAGACTGGCAACCGCGACCATGTTGTCGATGGAGTTTCCGTTGGTATTGACCGGTACCCATTCCGGACGGGTCGGGCTTGTGTAGCCCTCGGTCATGCTCACGATTTCAGAGGCAACGGTGGCGAAGTTTGCAGCCGTCCAGTTTGCAGCCGGTGCCGCAGTACCGCTGAACAGTGCAATGTACTGTCCCGCAGGCTTTGGCGTGTTACCAAGCGCCACGTTCAGAATGTGCGCCAGACCTTCATCCACAATCAGGTTTTCGGTGCGCATCCAGTCGCCGCCGTTAATGCGGTCAAAGTATTCGCCCTTAGCGGAAACGCCCTGGCCCGGAAAATAAAGACCTTCTTCGGTCACTTCGTACTGCTTGTTCAACATGGCGTTAGCCAGCTTTTTGCGCATAGTCATAGGTGTTCTCCTGAGTTTCCTATACTGCGCTATTGCGCAGCTGTCTTTGTTCCCGAAGCGGGCCTGCTCACACTACCGCCGTCAATAGCCGTCGATCCAACACTACAGAGGTGCCCTGCTCTGCGGTCACGCCTCCTATCACGCCTTTCTGCAATTCCAGAAGTTGCCCGTCTGCGGTACCGACGATGTAGCCGTTCTCTGCCAGCCACATAGCCGCACCACTACCACCTCCTGCCAGCTCACCATCAAGCGTGTCCGAATCAACCAGTATGGCGCTGCCAGGTACCGGCTTTCGGGAGGCCTTATGCGCGATGATTAGCTCGTCCGGTTTGGTTCCTTGCAGGAACGCCACATGATCCGACTGGCCTATCCAAATTCCGCCATTGACCGGAATTACAAATGTAATCCTCTGCGGCATCAGCACGAACGCATGGCGCTCGTCGTGAAGGTGATAGGCCAGTGCCTCAGAGAAGCGCAGCACGTTGGCCTTGGCTGTCACAATGCGGCCTCGCCAATACTTCATGTACTTGCCGGTGGGCATTGGGGAGAAGTGCCGGAACTGCGCGGCGGTTCCCAGCTTTGGCGGCGCGACGATACTGGTCACAGGTGTGCTGGCTGAGTAATCGCCCTGCCTGAGCAATTCACCACCATTGTGACTTGTCACGTAAAGACGGATTCCGGTTATCGCCGGGTCGAGAATCATCGGAAACGCCACCTCAAGGCTCGTCGCATCCTCAAGATCCACCTGTGCCAGCTCGGATACTCCGGATTCCTGACCATCGCGCAGCCAAGACACGGCCAAACCGTACTTGCCGGCCATCAGTGAGCCGGAACCTGACGTAACAAGCGGGGCCGGTGGCGTATCAATCGTTAAGCGCTCGGCCTTGGCACCATTGAACGTGAACAGACCAGCAGGGCCAGCGACAACGACAAGGTTGTTGATTACCTCGTGGCAAGTATCTCCCTCGCCAATGGTCGCAAGCGGTTCACTGGCCCAGGTTGTCATATCGACCTTCACCCACTGGTCGCCAAGTGTGGCAAACGTATCCCCGTGCAATGGGCTTTGCCATAGGTTGCGGAGGGGCTGAGCTGTCACCCGGCGCACTCCGGAGCGCATTTCAGCTTTGCCAGCCGGCGTCAGATCTACGTTTACGGCATCACGTACAAAGTGATAGGGCTTTCTCCCGCCACGGTGAAGCTCGGCATCCTCTGCCTCGGTGTTCATGCCTGAGAGCGGCATCAGGGAAATATCCGGCATCAGTGTGGCGCTCCTTTTCGGTATTGGTCGGCGTTGCCATCCGGCAAAATGTAGTGAACGCCAAGGGCCACATTGGGCACACCCACATCGCAAAGATCCATCCCTACAGGTGCAAGCTCTTGATCCGGTGGCCGTGGCACGTAGCTGTTGCGCACTCGCATTCTGGCCCTGAAGTTTTCAAGCTCGTACTCACTCTTGAAGGTTTCAAAGCCGTCCATCAAGAACTCACGGACGCGATAAGATACCCATGGCTCCCCGTACTCAGCTGGATCAAAGCCCTCCGGTATCGTCGGCATCAGCTCACCAATGCGCAGCCCGTTCCACATGTAGGGGTTGCCGCTAGATCGCTTGCCAAATCGCGCCATATTGCTGCCGGTGGCGAACACTTCCCTGTTGAAATGCTCTACACGGACACTGCCAAAGTCTGTTGCTACCAGCCCTGCCGGCTTCACGGTTTGCGGGCCGGTGTACGGCGGGCGCTTAACGGTTGGCTTCCCGTAGGCATCAAACGACTTTGAGGCAAACTGCTTCATAAATAAGGTGCCGTCACCCAGCTTGTGCCAGCCAAACCGGAAGACTCTGATACCGGATACCTGCACATACCGAAGGCTTAACTGGAGCCTCGGCCTACCCATATACATTTCACTGCCAACGGTGCGCGGGTACACATCGCCGCGATAGGTGCTGATCCGAAGCCT